GGCGAACGGGTACTCAGGATGCGACGATCCGTGAGTGCATCCAATAGTCGAAACCACGAACCCCGCGTTCGTGCTCGGATCGTCCAGGGTCGCAATGAACCGACGCTCGAACTCCGGCGAAGCCCCGATCAAGTGCGTGGCGGTGCGTGGGAGTTCCCGCCAAGAGTGAACGCTCATAGGTCAGCCAGTCCCTGCAAGGATGTCGACTTTCTCGGCGTTCAGCTTGGCGATCTCTCGCCGCATCTTCTCAAGCTCTGCGGTCTGCTTCTTCGCCTCGGCGATCGCAGGGTCTTCCTGAAGCGTCTCGAAGAACGCGGAGATACCACCAGAGCGAATGTCGTTGATCTCTACTGAGCCGGTGCGGACGGTGGCGAGCTCCTCGGCGCGGGCGAGTTCAATCTCGAACTGACGATCAAGGAGAGCAGCTTCCTTGTCGGAAATCTGCGAGTTGATTTGCTCAATCTGTTGCAGTTGCTCAACCCGATCCTCGAACAGCTTCTTCTGCCGCTCGACTTCCGCCTCGAACGCCTCGCGATTGAGGATGCCGTCTTTTACTTGCTCTTGAGCAGCGGCGATTCCATCGGCAAGCTGTTGGGCTGCGATCGCCCCCTCGTTGCCGAACTCGCCAGCCTTGTCGATCAGAGATGACAGCCCTTCGTTCACGCTCGCGAACGCGGCGTCGAAGCCTTGATCGAAACCCTGTGCCGCTTGGTCTGCCTGCTCTTGCAGGCCAGCTTGGAGTTGGTCGAGTTGCGCGAGCCGGGCCGCGAGGGCGTCAGCCTGGGTGGTCGCATTAGACTCGCGGGCAGCCGCAAGTTGAGCCTCAACGCGAGCGATCTCCGATTCAATCGAGTTGATGTCCTGCTCGATCTGCGGGATCTCGTTTGCCTTCGCAAGCAGACTGTCGACTCGCTTGGTGTTTTCTTCGATGCGAGCGGCGGCTTGCTCGGCGATTGCAATCTGATCGTTGTACGCCGCTTCCGCAGCCGCCGCCTCACGACGGAAGACTTCCTCGTTGATGAGCCCGCGATCGAGCCGATCTTGCAAGTCAGTGATCGCGTTCTGGTACTGCAATGCGGCATCGAAGCCTGCCTGCCCAAACTTGGCAGACTCATCGATTGCCTTCGACACGTTGTCGACAAAGCCTTGCAGGAACTTCTCGCGCTCGCTGGCAGCCTTGCGTTCATCCTCGGTCAGTTCTTCAATATCGCTGCCAAGGTTTTGAGTCGCTTCCGACGCCTGTTGCGCAGAGCGGTCGATGTCAAGAAAGTTCTCGGCGATGGTGAGCAATCTGCCCACAAAACCGCCGACGGCATTCGCAATGGTAGAGAACACCGATGCGACCGACCCGAACACCGTTCCGATGATTTCGCCCAGCGTCTGGAGAAATGGTGACTGTGCGACAAGCTCGGAGAATCGCGAGAAAAGCGCACTGACAAACTCACCTGCGCGTCGGAACGCGGTCACGATGATAGTGACCACGCGGGAGATAACTTCACCTAAGGCTCCGACGTTTTCCGCCACTGCTCCCGTAGGCGTGAATGAAATCACCCACTCCGCCACTGCTACCGCACCATCGACAAGCGAGCGAAAAAGATCCTGAAACAGATCGAAGAGAGGTTGCAGTTTCGAGAAAACTTCCTGCACGACTACCGCAAATGGCTCGAACACTGCTCCGATGATTCGGCCCAGCCCACCTAGAAGCACCCCGAGATTCTCAACGACGCGACCGATCTGCGTGAACAATGGTTCCAAGATGCGACCGATCGGATCAACGATCGCAGTGATGCCCGCAGTGACTTCCGCGAGTCCGCTGGCGATGCCATCGCCAAGCCCCGCAAACGGCAGCAGAAGTGACTGCCCCAACCCCTGCGTAGAAACGCTGAGAGCGTCAAGGCTTCCGCCGAACTCGTCAATCCTTTGTCGGTCGAGTTCAGTCAATGAGCGACCGTAACGCTCAATGTCATCGGCAGCCGGGCCTATGTTGTTGAAAAACGGAATCAAATCCGCTCCCGCCCGACCGAACAACGCCGTCGCCGTCGCTGTGCGGCGTGCGGGGTCTTCTATCTCGGCAAGTGCCCTCCCGATTCGCTGGTACTGCTCTTCGGGCAACAGGGTGGCGAGCTCTTGAGCCGTCACGCCGATCTCCGACAGTGCCTTCTGTGCCACCTTGCTCTCTTCGTCCACGCCGAGCACGCTCTTCTGAAGTCGGCCGAACGCCGCACTTACCGCGTCGATACTCGTGCCGCTACGGTTCGCCGCCTCTTCAAGCGTCTGGATGAACTCGAACGACACTCCGAGCTTGTCGGCCGTGTTGCCTAGGCTCTCAACGCGATCCTCTAGGTCGATTAGCCCGCGAGCGACCGCAGCCGCCCCAGCGGCGAAGGCTGTGATGCCCGCGAGGGCAAGCGTAAACGGATTGATGAGAGCCGTGACCGAGGACGCAAGCCCGGAAAATCCCTGCGTCAGACCGCCCGAGAAGATTCGCGACAGTCCCTGCCCAGCCGATGCGATGCCAGAGATGCGCCCCGCGATGTTGCCCAGCGGGCCGGGCAGCACGGAGAAAACTCCAGAGAGTTCGTTGAACCTGAGCGTCGTGTTCTCGGCTGCCGTGTCGATCTCTTTCTGCTGCACCGCCAGCCCGCGCGCCGCACGCTCCGCGTCGGTCAGCCCCTTCGCGGCGTTCTCTGTCGCCCGGTTGTAAGTATCCAGCGAGATCCGCCCGGCGTTGAGTTGCTCGGTTAGTTCAGCCTGGGTGCGGTCGAATCGCTCCAGCGGCAACAGGTTCGCTTCAGTGATGCGGGCTGCCCGCTCAAACGCGGCGGCCTCTTGGTTCACCGCCTCGGTCAGTCGCTCGAAGCCGACCGCAAACTGTGTCGCCGCGCCGTCGCCGCCATCGCGGAGCGTGTTGATGAGCGATTGCGCTTCTTTCTCGAACCTCGCCTGTGCCGCAGCCGCCGCCTCACTGTTGCCCGTGAACTTCGCGAACTGATTTGTCAGCTTGTCGGCTTGATCGCCCAGCCCGACGAGGGCACGCTGCACTGGATCGAGCTTGAGTTGGCTCGCGTCAGCCGTGACCCGCAACGCAAGGGAGAGGATGTTAGCCATCGTTCACTTCGAGATCACCGAGACCGAACTGCCTCCGCAACTCCAGCAACGCAGACATATCCTGCGACTCGTGCTGCGGCGGCTTTTCGAGCGGAATAAAATCCTCGGGCTTGGGTCGCTTCTGGTTCTTGCCGATGTGCGGAGCTAGAACAGCCGTGACGATCAACGCCGTCTCCCGCCACGAGTCAGGCAGTGCTGAGAAGTAGCGGTTGTAGGCGATCCATTCAGCAAACTCGGCCGAATCCATTCGCGAGCCCAACTCGCCGACGGTCATTCGCAAGTCGCGGGCGACCGCGAACATATACCGTCGAGTCGGGCTCGCGTTCAGCCTTTTCCCAGTTCCTGCACATCCTCCTCTGTCATCCGGTTGTGTTTCATCGCCTCATCAAACAGCCGCCCCATCACCGCACCCGACTTGCTCGCGAGCTTGTCGATCTGGTCGCGGCTGAACAGGAGCTTGCCGGTCTCATCGCACAGCACGCCCGCGAGATACTGCGTGCGGAAGTTCTCGATGCCCGTCTCTTTCTTGCCGATCCACCGCCGCTCATACGAGTCACGCTCGCCGACACTCATGACGCGAATGAAGACATCGCCGCCCCACTCGGGGACAGGGACACGCTTCAACCCGAGATCGTCTGCCGCGAGAATCTGCTCTGCCGTCAGTGCCATCTGTCACGCTCTCCTAGGGGTTGGTCGGAGCCCCGACCGTATCCTGTACCCTAAACGTGAATGCAAACCTCACGACTTCGTTCGCGTTCGCCTCGATGCGATGGTCTTCGTAGATGCAGTCGCGATCAAAGAACGTCACGAGAGCACCGGCAGACGCCGTGCGACCAGTGAATACCAGACGCTTGCGCCGTCCGTATTCGCTCTCTGGCAGATGAGCCGTCGCAAACGACGCGATCCGCAGCGTCCCTAGGCTCGGAGTCCACGTCGTGGCACGACCGAGCGGTAGCCCTCGCTGGGCATCAAGCTCCAGCGACTGCACCTCTCGGAGCGGCTGCCCGCCCCAGGTGATCGTGAACCCTTGGCATGGAATCGCCATGACGGCACCCCGTCATGACTAGCGGGCGACCGTGATGACGCCCTGGCCCCGGATCGCATCGTTCGTTGCCAGCGTGAGGGTCGAACTCTGCACAGTGTGGTAGCTCGCCGTCGTTCCACCCACCAGAGTCACGCCCGCCACTTGAATGTGGTACGTGCCGGTCGCCCCGTCGCTGATGACTACCTTGCCAATGTAATCGAATGTGATCTGCCGCCCGCTGCCGCCATCCTCGGCCGGGATCACCAGCGGCCTTTCCATTCGAGCGGCGAGCTCGCCGGTTGTCTGCCCGAGGTGGGCAATGTCGATCTGACTGTCCTCGCCTGCGGCTGGATTACTGTTCGAGATGACGATGTTGCTCACGACATAGGTCGAGGTCACACCGTTGAGCGAGAGCGTGAGCTTTGTGCCGCTGCCGGAAACCGATGTGTCGTGCGGGGTCGAGAATGACACGTTTCAAATCTCCTGCCAGAGAATGGTGTAGGTCTGCGTCACGCTGTAGACGGCGGGCAACTCGCCGCCGGCCAACTGCACGAACCCGTCGCTCTCGCTGAGTAGCGACACGTTGCGTACCGAAATCCAGTTTCCTAGGTCGCCCCCGAAACCATCCAGTACCGCCCGGCAGTGGTCGGCGAGTTCCCTTACTCCCTCATAGGTCGTGGCGTACATATCCACGGCCAGCGTCACAGTGGCGATCCCTGACGGGCCGGCAAGGGTCGCCTCCCGCTGCACGGCCTGCCGCCGCCATGTGATGAACGGGATCGCCGCCGAGGCGGGGGCGATCACGGGGTAGACGCGATCGCTCACGATCGCCGCGACATCGGGGGAGGCGACCAGGGCATCGCCGAGCAGGCGTTCGGGGGATTTGACGCTCATGTGCCGA